ATAAATCAGGTGATGATGAAAAAGAAGATAAAAAATACACTGATGAAGATGTAAACAACATCATCAATCGAAAATTCGCCGAATGGGAAAAAAGACAAAAAGAAAAAAGTGCAAAAGCTGCAGAAGCTGAACGATTAAAAAACATGACCGAAGAAGAAAAAAGAAAGCATGAAATGGAAGAACTCCAAAAGAAAATTGCCGGTTATGAAAAAGAAAAAGCTATTGGGGCAATGACAAAAGTTGCTAGAGGAATCTTGAATGATTCAAAAATCGTTGTTAATGATGAATTATTAGGAAATTTAGTAGCGGAAGATGCTGAAACAACAAAAACAAATGTAGAAAATTTTGTTAAAAACTTCAATGATGCTGTTCAAAAAGCTGTAGCTGAAGCTTTAAGAGGAAAAACTCCTCGCTTAAAGGATGGTTCAAAAGAATTGACAAAAGAAGATATCTTAAAAATCAAAAATAGATCTGAACGTCAAAAGGCAATGGCTGAACATCCTGAATTATTTAGATAAAAAGGAGAAAAATATATGAGAAAACAATTTAATTTGCAATTATTTGCTGCACCAACAGGTACAACAGTAACAGCTGATTTAGAACCAGGTATTTCGATTGATTATACTTCTAGAATCAGTTCAAATATTAATGAATTACAAGATTTATTAGGGGTTACTGAATTAACACCAATGTCTTCAGGAACAACAATCAAAATCTATAAAATGGAGGTTGGTACAGTTGCTCCTCAAGTTGGAGAAGGTGAAACAATCGGTTTAACTAAAGTAACTAGAAAGAAAGTTAAAGATATTGATTTAATATTAGAAAAATATCGTAAATCAACTACTGCAGAAGCAATCCAACGTTCAGGTAGAAATATTGCAATTAACCAAACTGATGAAAAAATGGTCGGTGTCATTCAAGGACAAATCAAAAAGACTTTCTATTCTACATTAAAAGAAGGTACTGGTACTGCTACCGGTAAAACTTTACAATCTGCCTTATCTGCAGTGTGGGGAGAATTAGTTAAACATTATAAAGATGAAACAGTTACACCTATTTATTTTGTATCTACAGATGATATTGCTGAATATTTAGGTTCAAAAGAAATCACTTTACAAACCGCTTATGGATTCACATACTTAAAGAATTTCTTAGGTTTAGGTGATGTCATCGTTTCACCTGAATTAGAAAAAGGTACAGTATATGGTACTGCCAAAGAAAACATTGCGGGTGCTTATATTCCAACAAACAATGGGGATGTTGCTGATACATTTGGCTTAACAAGTGATACAACAGGTTTAGTGGGTATGGTTCACACTTCTAAAACAGACAATGCAACAATTGAAACATTATTAATGTGTGGTGTTAAATTCTTTGTTGAATACGTTGATGGCGTATTCAAAGGAACAATCACTCCAGGAGAAGCTGCTTAATGTATGTTGCAATTAAAAGATTCGTTGATTTAACAGATGATGATCATATTTACAATGCTGGTGATATGTACCCTAGAGATGGTTTTGAACCATCTAGGGAACGTATCATTGAATTGGCAACATCAAAAAATAAACTAGAAACACCACTTATTACTTATATCGAAGATGAAAAACAAAGTGTTGCAGGAAATGACAAAGTAGAAGATGAAAAAGACATACCTAAGAAAACAACTAAAAAAGCTAAAAGTGAATAGTTATGGCAATCATTGATGATGTAACTGCGTTGTTAGGTTTTTTTGATGAAAAATCTAACAAAACATTAGATGTGATTATTCGTCTTACTACTAATCGTTTAAAAACACTATTGGATGTTGAAGAAGTACCAACTGAATTAGAATATATCGTTACTGAAGTTTCAATTGTTAGATACAACAAGATTGGTTCTGAAGGAGTCACAAGTCATTCAGTTGAAGGAGAAACCATGTCATTCAGTGATAATGATTTCAAGGGGTATTTGGACGACATAGAAGCATGGAAAAATAAAAAGAACGAAGTAAAAGGGGTTGTCAAATTCTTATGAGATATGACACTCCTGTTTATTTCCAAAAAGTTACACAAGGTGAGTATGATCCTACTACCGGAGATTATGGAGAGGATACAGTAGATGAAACCTGTGTAATGGCATCTGTCATGGATACAAGGACTGAAACAATGCAAGTTGTTTATGGTTCTATCAAGCAAGGAAGTAAAACGATTCATATTCAAAACCATTATGATAAGTCCTACGATTCTATTAGAATTGATAATAAGATTTATCGAGTGGATTATTCTAGAACCCTTAGAAATAAACATTCATTTATCGTTCATGAGGTACAAAATGGGTAGAAGTATTAAGATTACAGGCATCAAGGAATTGGAGGCTAAACTCAAAAAAAATGCTACTCTCGATGATGCCAGAACAGTTGTAAAAAAGAATGGTGCTGAATTGCAAACTTTAATGACAAGAAATGCAGTTTTTGTTAAAGGATACTCGACAGGCGCAACAAAAAGAAGTATTCGATGTACATTTACTGATTTGAATTTAACAGCAACGGTTGAACCAACAACATACTATTCACCTTATCCTGAATATGGAACACGTTTCATGTCGGCCCAGCCCTTTGTAAGGCCATCTTTCAACATTCAAAAAGAAATCTTCAAAAGAGATTTGAAGAAATTAATGAAATGAGGTGTGTTATGGATCCTCAACAAGAATTATTCAGCTACTTTTTAGTGGAATTAAAAAAAATATACAGGGATATGGTTTTTGATGGATATATGCCTCCTGAAAATACCCCATATCCTTTTATCTATATTGCCGACAGTCAACAAACTGATGATTTAGGTAATAAGACAGCAATCTTTAATGATGTTTATCAGACAATCCATATATGGAATGATACACCTAAAAAAAGAGGGACTGTCTCAAAAATGGCATATACAATTAAGCAACTGGCAAGAAGCCTTGAATATACGAGTAATTATAAGTGGGATGTAAGGAATGCAGATCAACGTATCTTGACCGATACTACTACATCAACACCACTTATGCATTGCATTATTGAATTTGGGTTCAAGTCCTCACCAAAAGCCAAAAAAATACAAGGAGGAAAAACAAGTGAATAGAAAAATTGATTTACAAATGTTTTCAGGTACTTCTCCTGAAACTGTTTCAGGGAAGAAATTAGTTTATCTCTTTAGAGTTGCTGAAGATTCAAAAACAAAATCTGCAGGAGCGTTGGCTTTCACTACTGAAAATGAAAGAACTGCTTCAAAAGATGCTGATTCAACAGCCACTAAAGACGGAAATGTTCGTACACCTGGATCTGCTGAAATTGAAATTACAAGTACATCTTTATTAACAAAAGGTGACGAAATGATTGATAAATTAGAAAAAGCTATGCTAGGTGATAAATTAGTTGAATGCTGGGAAGTAAATTTAGCCGAACCAGGCGAAAGCACTAATCAAGGAAAATATAAAGCTAAATATTATCAAGGATTTTTAACAGAATGCTCAACATCTTCAAGTGCGGATGGCAATGTGGAAGTATCGTTAACATTTGGAGCAAACGGCAATGGTGCAGATGGTTATGCATCTTTGACAAAAGAGCAAGAAGAAATCGCATCATATGTTTTCAAAGATGTTACAGCTGAAGAATAAGCGAGTAGAAATACTCGTTTTTTATTTTATTTAAAGGAGAAAAAGAAATGGAATTAATTATTAATGAAAAAGTATACAACTTTAAATTTGGGATTGGATTTGTGAGACATTTAGACGGAAAATCATCAATCAAACAAGATGGGATTCAATTTGGAATTGGATTGGAAACATTGATTCCTAATTTATTGACAGGGAATACTGTTACTTTATCCGATTGCTTGTTTGTAGCAAATATGACTGAAAAGCCAAGAATCACTCAAGATCAGCTTGATAACTATATCGATGATGAAGAAACAAATATCGATTCTCTTTTTGATGATGTGCTAGAAGAACTAAAAAAGTCGAATGCTACAAAGAAGAAAGCAGAGAAACTGTTAGAAAATTATCAAAAAGAACAAGAAAGATTGGAAGCAATGGAAGCGGCTCAAAATCAAGTGACAGAATAACATATGAAAAAATAGTAGAAAACTGTTTTCGATATTTAGATATCAATGATATTGATAAAATCAATCGCCTAACGATTAACGAATATAAGTATTTGATGTCAGGTGCTAAATATAAGCTTGTTGATCAACAGGAACAAATTTTCTTGTTGGCGTGGGCCATTCGACAAGCTAAGTCTAGGAAAAAAAGCGGTAGATATTTTTATCGCACATTTAATCAATTCTTTAATCGTAAAAAAATCGAAAATCAGTTGGATAACAAAAAAGATACTTCCTCTCTTATTTCAAGAATTCAAGAAGCAATAAAAGTACAAGAAGGGAAGTGATAATTATTGGAAACATATAGTGTAAAGGCCGTACTTAGTGCTGTTGATTCAAACTTTACAAGCACTATGAAAACAGCTAATAGCAGTCTTGCAGGAATTAAAACTGCAAGTGAAAGTGCCACAAGTTCCATTATGAAAATTGCTAGTGGTATAGGTGTTTTTAAAGCATTATCTGCAGGTGCTAATATGCTGACAAGCTCAGTCAGTGGTGCAGTTGATAGATATGATACATTAACAAAATATCCAAAAGTATTAACTAATCTCGGATATAGTACACAACAAGCGAATAAATCGACAGTTAAGTTGAAAGAAGGAATTCAAGGTTTACCAACAGCCTTAGATGATGTCGTCAAAACGTCACAAAGACTTACTGTTTTAACAGGTAATTTAGATAAGTCTACTGATACAACATTAGCTTTGAACAATGCTTTTCTGGCTAGTTCGGCTTCTGTTTCAGATACATCAAGAGGTATGGAACAGTATATACAGATGCTTTCAAAAGGGACTGTTGATATGCAGTCTTGGAGAACATTACAAGAAACAATGGGCTATGCATTAAGTGAAACAGCAAAGCAACTTGGAATTGCAAGCGGTTCTTCTAATGAATTATATAGTTCGTTACAATCTGGGCAAATTACATTTGATCAATTAAATGATGCCCTGATTGAATGTTCTACTAGAACAGGTGGTTTTGCTGAAATGGCATTAGAAGCAAGTGGTGGAATTAAGACATCGTTTGCTAATATCCAAACTGCTATTAAAAGCGGCATGGAAGGAACGATTTCAGCTATCGATACAATGTTGAGTAATTCAGGGTTGCCTAAAATTCAAGAAATGTTGGATGATGTCAAAAAAGGAATAAACAAAGTTTTCGGAAGCTACACATTATTAGATGATGGTACTAAAAAGTTTAACGGAGGTTTAGTACAGGCTGTTGCAAATTTTGATAACCTTAAGGGATTAGCTATGCAGACAGGATCTATTTTAGCTGGACTGACTGTAGCGACTGGAAGTGTTGATTATATAAAAGCTTTAGGCGGAGGGTTTGACCTATTATCAAATAAAACCGCTAGACTCGAGGCTTCTATTGGTGCTGTAGGAGAAAAAATAACCGTTTTAAAAGGCGCATTCAATGGATTGTATGGTGCGGATTCATTTGGAAAGTTAAGTAAATCTACTCAACAATTTGCAGATGGTCTCGAAACAATGAAAATAAAATCAATGATTTTTAATGATAGCGTGAGCAAATTAATGCCTAGCTCAGTTAAAAAGAGGGTACTTGGAAATTTGTTGGGAATAAAAATGAATGGAATATTAATCTCTCAACAACTAGGGGATGCATTCGATAAAGTGTCTTCAAGAATTCCTGACAAATTCATGAAGATGGGTTCAGGAATCGGCAAAGGATTAAAAAAATCAACGGATGTCGGTATGAAAGCTATGTCAACAATGACGACAGGATTAACTAAAGTATTTGCAATTGCTATGAAATCAGTAGGACCTACAGCTATTTTAGGATTAGTTGTTGCTGGTTTAGGAATTGTAAATAATCAATTTGGAAGTCAAATTGATCAAATGATTGCCACGGTTGTTACACAGGCACCTAAAGTGATTAGTAATTTTGTAAAAGGAATTACTAGTCAAATGCCTATGTTAGCAAGTTCAGGAGCACAGTTACTAGTTCACTTATCAGTCGGAATAGCCAAAACATTACCACTTGTTGTAAATGCAGGTATGAAGATATTAAATTCAATTATTCAAGGAATATCAGCTAACGCTCAATCAATTGTTAAAAGCGCATTGCTAATTGTTGGTACTTTAGGTGGCGCAATATTAAATGCAGTTCCACAGTTATTAGGAATGGGACTACAAGTGCTTACTTCAATTACACAAGGTATCCTAGATAATATGCCTTTAATATTAGTAGGGATTCAAAGCATGATTACCAATATTACAACAGCAATTCAAACGAAACTGCCTACAATGATACAAATGGGAGTTCAAATACTTCAAAATATTGCAACTGGTATCGTTCAAATGCTACCACAAATAGTCGTAGGAACAATCCAAATTATCACAACATTAATTGATACAATCAGTGGAAATCTTCCTAAAATCCTTAATGGTGCGGTAGAAATCATCAATACATTAGTTGATGGTTTAATCAATAATTTACCGCAAATAATCAATGCTACAGTTGAGTTGATAGGAGCGATTTTAAGCGCAATTATTACAAATCTCCCTCAAATCATGACTGCAGGTGTTCAAATTATCTTGAAGTTGGTTTCAGGATTGATTTCAGCAATACCTCATGTTGTTTCAGGTGTAGCCAAAGTTGCTAAAAAGATTATCTCAACATTTAAAGATACAAACTGGTTGGAAGTTGGTGTTAATGTCATCAAAGGAATCGCAAAAGGAATTTCAAGTGCCGCAGGTCAATTATGGGACGCAGCTAAAAAAACTCTAGGCTCATTCAAAGATAAAGTGTTAGGATTCTTTGGAATTCATTCACCATCCCGTTGGGGTAAATGGGTAGGTAGAATGCTTGATACTGGTGTTGCTAAAGGTATCGGTGGTTATACTCGTTTGATTGGAAATCAAGCTCAAAAAATATTCAATACTGTACAATCGTATGTTGGTGATATCAGTAATCTAGGAATGCAATATTCGTTTGCTGGAGATATGGGCGTTGCAAGCGTAGAACATTACGTTGATTACAATGACGACTATATTAATTCTAACGGCGGAGATAACAGCAAGAATGAATACTATTTCACAATTACAAATGAAATGGATGGAAAAACGTTAAGTAAAGAAACTTACAAGTACGATCAGGAAAATGCTAAAAAAGATGAAAAATTTCTAAAAAAATTGAGAGGTGATAAATAATGTCTTATGAATTCATAGATGTAGATGATATTGTAGAAACATTTCTGCCAGCTGAAGCAATGTCATATAACGGAGTTTATCTTGAAAATGAAATAGAAGGGTATAGAACATTAAATGTGAGCGGACGTGAATTATTGTCCGCTTCTATTAAAAGTTCCTCTGTTGATGGAATTAGTGGTTCTAAATATCAATATAAGACATATCCATCTCGTACAATCATAGTAAAATTTCAATTGATATGTGATACTGATAGAAAATTTAGAGAAGCATTCAATAGAATGAATCAAATTTTAAGTGCAGAACAAGTTAAAATCATTTTCAACGATGAACCTGATAAATATTTTATTGGAACAAAAGAAGGAAATACGGACATCGAACCCGGGAAAAATAGCGTTATCGGTGAGTTTGAAATCTATTGCGCTGATCCTTGCAAATATTCAACTGTTTTAAAAGAGTTTGAAGGTGTTATTGAAGATGATGAATTGGTTGTCAACGTTCAAAACAACGGAACTGAATCAGCTACTATTGATTATGAAGTAACCAACAATGCCGAAACAGGATATTTAGGAATTGTATCCGAACATGGTGTTATGGAGTTTGGTAAAATTGATGAGGTGGATGGAACAGTTTATCAACAAAATGAAACATTGGCCACTTTGAATGACTTTATAAACACAAAGGATGATACTACCGGTAAAGATGCTATGCATCCATTGTACGGGACAAGCGGAACACTTGCCACCGATAATTGGTATGGCAAGACCTTTTTA